AAAAGTCGCCATTTATGTAGACCTTTACTGGTACTTCTACACTAGAATCAACTAATACATCTAATGGTAAATCATTGCCTTCATATGTAAAGTTTGCAATCTGTCTGCTTTGTCTTGTATCTGCTGCGGTTTGCCAGCCTGTCTGTAAAGTAAAACTAGTTCGATCTGAATACGCTCTGGCAAATCCATTCTTTACATCCAAGTTAGTGCTAACACTGCCACTCACGTAGTTGAAACTATCGGTGTAAAAAAAGTTGTCAAATGTAATATCGCCAACGTTGTTTACGGTTCTGTATTTCAACGGGAATCCCAACACGCTATCGTTGACACCTGTGCCTATACCATACCCAAATAGTTTGCTTCCTACAAAGCTGCTGCCGACATAAAAATTTTGATTGGTAAAACTATTGCCGTTGACATCAAACACATCAAACAATGGTGGCTGATTTACCTTGGTTTTATCTTGGCCATCTACCCAGTCATTGCCGTTAAAATAATATGTTTTTCCCTGCGAGGTAACACCACTGGTGATTACAACCACACTATCGGTTGGTACACTTGGACTGGTTATATCAGCAGGCGATAGGTTAATGACTGTTTCAGTACTGTCATCAAATGTAACAAAACTAACATTGTAAATTTTATTTCTGACTTTTGGATCTCTGTCATTGGCAAAGATTACTTTGGTACCTTCAACAAAACTATAACCATCTAAACTATATCCAAGTGAGCCATTGATGTCGCTAAATGCGTCTGTTGCTGCAAAATCAATGATGTCAACACTACCTACACTGCTTGTACCAAAGTTATAAAGTTTTAATCCTGGAATAAATTCTAAGATTGGTCGCACAGCTCTGGAGGTATTGTCCAAAGATACTGAGGTATTATTATAGGATGCTGTAGCATTTATTACATCAATGTGAAACCAACGATTACTGCGTGACCATGCATTGCGATCTGGACTAGCACGATTAATTGTTATATAATCTTGAACAATAGGTGCGTTTAAGGTTTCTTCAAAGCCACCAATGTCCCAGGGTTGAGTATCAAAGGCCGAGCTTTCACTTTGAGTAAATGGTTCTGGAGTAACAAAATCAGAAACTGGTAACAATTGTATTTGTGTTCCAACTCCTTCTACATAATATTCATTGCCTTGATATCCTGCAGGATTAGTAGGTGAATCAAATTTTACTTTCAATCCATTGGTAAACACAACATCGTTAGGACTGGTATAAGTTGCACTATTCAGTATGTCATTGACATTGAGCACTGTCTCGTCTATGCTGTCAAGAATTTCTATTACACCAAACTTTGTGTTATCGGTTCCGTCTACATAGTAAAATGTATCAAGGTTTGCAGTGATATTTGGCACTTTTGCAAAATACTGCTGTGCTGTTCTATAATAATACGCTCCGCCATTGCTGGTACCGTAATTAATAAATGCTTTTGTTGCAATTTCGAACTCTCGGTCTTGTGTTAAACTGATTGTTGGATTAAGACCTTCACTGTCATATACATAATTTATTCGCCATACACTGTACTTTAAATCATCGTTTGATATTACACTGCTATCTGCTCCAACCCAGCCGCCTGTTACGCCGTCTGATCTTGTCAAGAAGATCAATGATCTGCCTTGAATGTCTAGGATGCCATCAATTCCAGTTGGATTAGATTCGAAAAACTCGCTTACTGGAATTGCATTAATTTGATTAAATTCTAAAGTGGTTGCAAAATCAACATTACCTGCACTGGCCATATTATTGTAAAAGTCTTGTGCGTTTTTAGCCGGGACATTAAATTGTATAGTTCCAACATCTTCGCCATTGTTACTGACGCCAAGAATTTCTCTGGTGCTTTGATTGTTGAAACTAAATGTTCCATCGCCAGTTTCAATTTGGATCCAGAAAGGATTACCTTGTTGATTCACATGAAATTGATAGTTACCGTTTCTAAGCAGTTGAATTTTTGGTAGATTGCCTGCTTTACCGCTTATGGTGTATCCAGCAGTGGTTCGTGTAACATCATATTCAGCAATTAATGCAGTCGCCGCACTGCTTATACTCACACGAGTTGGGCCTTCGGGTAACCAGTAATACTGTCCAAAATTAATAAACTTATCATAGTTTACCAATGGATCCCAACTATAATATTCGCTTGCCCATAATCTATCATGTTTAGAAGTAAGGCTGTTTGATACCCTAAGACTATCAATTAATCCAGGATATGTTAAAACATCTTCTACAATATTTGTGTTATTTTTAAGGCTAACAATACCAGGTTCCAGTTGGTAATTATTACGAGTGGCTGTTAATTCTGGAACATAAACATCGTCAGCAGTTACTCCAGCTCCAATTTTTCTTCCAATATAGCCTTGTATATTTTTTAACTTTGGATCTTGAACCAATTGATCAAGTGTACTAGACAGAAATTGTCTATTTGGTTCAGTTTTAAATATTTCTGGCAGGAAATCAAGTGTTCTAACTATTGCCATTAATTAACTCCAGTACTGGTTGTTGATCTAAGTTCACTACTGGTTAAGGCATTTATAACTTCAATATCATTAACTGTTGCAGCATTTACGAATATCTCATTTCCCTGTGCTCTAATCTCGTAGAGATCACCAAATGTTTTTAAAGGATCTGCTGGCACAAGTACCACAGTTTCTAAGATATCTCCTAGTTGTTCATGCAAGTAAGCGGCTAGCTCACTGAAGAAAAAAGTTTCTCCAAAATCCCATTTGTCAATGGTAAAGTAATCATTCATTGTACCAAGCACACGACTTTTAATTTCACTAACACTGGTGGTTGTGTTTTGTCTTTTTATTACTTTAATTGTTGCTTGTAACTGGGGGGTTGCTTTTGGTCCAAACAATGGCTTAAAGGTAACGCTGTTTAATATAACATTGTCACTGATCATTTTGTAATTATTTAAATTACTATAAGCAGTTGTTAATTCACTGATAGTGGGACGATTAGGTTCTAATACTGTTCCGGTGCTGTCATTGATATAATTTTGATATTGTGTGTAATATGAATCAGTAACAAGATAAAGATCAATAATGTTAGTTGTTCCAGGATCTATTCGTCGACTAAATGGACTATTGTGTCTGTATTGGAATTTGAAATCTTGTCTGCCGGTTGATGCTGTCCAAGTGCTTACTTCTGCAATGGTACGCAGTCCTGCGGCTGTTACTGTTAGCTCGTAAAACTTTTGTTCAGCGGTTGCATAAAATACTTGCCCGTCTGCATATTCTGATTTTGCTAATTCAATTGCATTTTCTGTTGTATAGTTCGTAACAACTGTTCCGCCTGCCACTGGTAAGAATCTTTCTAGGTTGTCAAAATCTTGTGTTTGTTCGAAGAATACCAACTTGTTGTTTGGGTTTGTGCTTGGAGCAACCAAAGTTGTAAAATAATCAGGATCATCAGCTACACCATCATTGTCGCTGTCCTTGTAACTTATTCTAACTCTGAAGTCATCAACAAATCCGTCAGGTTCTGCCGGCTGATCTATAATATCTAATATTATATCATAGTTTAGAGGACTGCTAGAGTCAGGAAGATTGTTAACTTTCAAAACATTTATAAAATCATTGATCACTGTACCAGTTTTTGGATCGTATACCCTATCACTGCTATCAAAAAAGAATCTAATTTGCAAAACACTTGCAAAGAAACGTTGCAAACTACGACTAGACACAGTATAGGTTGAGCCGTCGGTTATAAACTTAACCAACCAACTATTGTCAAGACCGTTGCCGCTGGTATCCTGAGCAAAATTATTACTAAATGTTGTACTTTGATCGAGGTTTGCATTGGTTATTACATACCAACTAGCTGTTGTATAATCATATCCGATGCCAAAATCTCGATAAAGTTCAATATTTTCTTTGATACTTTGTTCTGTGGTAACACTCAAGTCGGTAACAAATTTTGCAACTACTTCAGTGGGAATAGCATTTGTTGGTACAAAGTCATTGATGGTAACTGGTCCAGTGCCATCTGACAGATTTCCTTGACCAAAGTTGGTACCGTCGAGTGTTAATCCAGTTACGGATGCCCAAATTACAGTCTTATCGCCAGGTAAACTAGGTGACCCAGTTTGTAACCTATTATCTCTATTAAAATATTGTCCGCTTGGTGGTACAAATTTTACCAATGCACCTTGTACAATATATCTCTTATTGTCTGTGGTAGTGCTACCAACAGGTGCCGGCTCACCGTTGGAACTAAATTCAAAATAACCTGTAGTTTCATTTGTGGTTGTAGTGCTTTGTTTCCAAATTAATTCTAAATTGGACAACTGCGGACGATTAAAGTTAGCATAATAAAATTCAATCATTCCTCGTTCAGAAATAGCAGGCTCAACCTGATTAATAATTACGTTGTTGATATCATTGATATCCGCAAATGTAAATGTAAAACTTGGTATAAGATTTTGTTCATAGAGAGCACCGTCATCGCCGAACAAATTAGTACTACTATACTTGCCAGTGATGTCGACAAGATCAAGATACCTACTAGTGCCAATGGAACTTCTGTTTACTGCTTTGCTTTTAATAATACTGCTAAACAGGGTGTAAGGAAAACTAGTATAGTCTTCGCCATTGACCATTCGATTTTGTGTATAAAATCTGCTTGGTGCTCTTGTTTTAATATCATTGATATTTTCACGATTAGCAGCATTGCTAACTGGTTCAGCAAGGCTACAGGTAAATGTAATAACTTCCTGCCTTCCGTTACGGCTGATGTAGTTTAAACTAACTTGCACGTTCTGCATATCTTCAGGGTTTATAACGTAACGCAGACCATTACTGGCTCTAACATATGTGCGGAAGTTTCCTACTGGTATTTCGCTGAACACACCATCACCAAACACCAAATCTATTTGGTCATTGCGTCTACTGCTTACACTAAAAAACTGTCTTTCGTCTGGTGCTAATTGTTCTGCGGCTGCTGCATAAATGTTTTCAACCTTGGTCCATTCCTGATCAATAACACCATTGGTGTCCAAAGAATACAACCAAACATCATTGTTATTAATTCCTTCAATGTTAATGTTGACAACTCTGTTGCTTACACGTTCATTGAGTGTGAAATCATTGCTTTGTAAACTTCCTTGTTTGAAATAAAGGAAGAAACCGGTTTTTGCACTTGCAAATCCAAGATTGTCATTTCTATACAAAATGTTAAAGTCTGAGTTTGGCTGTGGTGCTGGTTCATAAACATAGTTGGTGCCTTGTACACTAGCATTTACCGCTTCGAAACTCATGTCAGTGCCATTTACTTGTTGTGTAAAAGGCACCACCGGTAGGAATCCATCAGATAATTCAATGGTATATTCTTGTGTATCAATACCATTAACATCAGCACTGGCACCCGGACGTCCAATGCGTTGACTATCCACCAGAGCTGCATTTACTATTGTATTGAACTGTTCAAGCCAGTTTGGATTGGTGGTATCATTCCAATTAATTTCTACACTGGCTAGATTAAAGCCATTGAAATCGGTGATATTTTCAGTGGTTCTTACGCTATCTACTTTTATATAACCTTGCGCTTCTTGATTTCTTTTTGGAGTATAACCAACAAGTTCTGCAAGTCTGACAACACTGTCTCTGCGCTCTGCTGTATCTAAAAAGTTTTCTCTTGTGTTAAGGTCATTACGATAACTGAGACTTTGTCCCATAAATGCCATAACATCCAGAAGCGCAATGAATTCACTGCTTTCAATATAATCATTGAAACTTTCAGGATAATACAGGCGTATATAATCAACGAAACTCTTTCTAAGAGTTTCAAAATCGTAACTCTGAAAATCAGCCTCACGATAGGTTTGATAGATTTTTTGCCAATCCTCTACGCCAAATATTGCTGTTTGTCTTGTTGTCTTTGCCATATCACCATCCGATGATGTATTTAGTTAAATGATAAACTACGCAGTTTATACAAGCCTTGCTACTCTGTTCTGTTCATCGAAAAATATCAGCAGTGTTTCAGGGCCTACACCAGTAACGGTGCTGACTGCAACTTCAATCAAGATTCCGTTGTTTTGTGGATAAACATCCAGACTGTCTAATCTTAGTCTAGGATCTAAATCAATTCCTCTCTGAATTTCGTCTTGTAAAATTTGTGTAGTTTCTTCGTTCTGAGGCTCAAAAAGTAAAGCCCAGATCCTTGTTCCGTAACTAGGACGGCCTGGCATTTCTCCTTGACGAATGTTGAAAAAGTTAAGTAGGTCACGCTTGATGAGCTCAAAGTCTGTGAGCACATAATTTTTTGTTGCGCCTATGGTGTTGTAACCAATAAATGTTGCCATACTGTATTTAACCTTTTATGAACTACCTTCGCTCAAGCTACTGTAACCTTGGGCAATTACCTGACTATAGTATCTTCTCAATAGGTTTTCAGGACCATATACCTGAGTTGGTTGACCATTCAAAGTGATAATCACATACGGCTGTGATCTATCTATGCTAAAGTTAGTGAGTGTACCATTGCTCTGAATACGACGTGTTTGTGTAGGAACTGTTTCTTTACTGGTATACTCAGGTTGCGCAACTTTGAGATCGTCAATGACTTCAAGTGCAGCTTGGTCAATGCCACTGCGATCAAATGTTTGTGATAAACTAGCCGCGGCACCTTTAAGGCTACCTTCTAAATCTGATATTGCGCCTTCGATACTGCCTGGAAGATTTTCAAGTTCTCCTGAAATTTTTCCTACAATATCGTCAATGTTTACACCTTGAAGCACACTGTCTAGTCCACCTGTGATTGCACCTGCACCTGATGCAAATTTTTCATTCATAAAGTCAACACCAAACTGCGCACCCCTTGCAATACTATCAAATGTTGCTGCGTCACTGGTCCCAAGGTTACCATCTATCCAACTTTTGACAGTGTTGATGTCAGTTTTGCTTGCAACTTCAATTAAGCCTGCAAGAGCAGAACTTTCTTCAAGACCTGTGGCAAGTCCTGCTTCTTTCAACTCGTTGAGTCCAATATCATAAAGATTTGTTTTGATAAAGTCTTGTACAGATGGATCATTCAAGAAACCGTCAATGTTTGTAATACCACTTTGTCCAGTAAAATTACTAGCATTACTGAGTAGATCAACAACACTACTGTCTTGTGCAAAGTTTGCAACTGTACCAGGTTTTAGAACTCCTGCTTTTTCCAGTTGTTCCGGGCTCAACCCAAATTTTCCTGCCCCTAAAGTTTCACTAAGTTCGTTTGCAGCCTGAGCGATACTTTTGTCTGCTTGTGCTAACATACCTTGTAATTGCTCTGGAGAAACACTTCCGACTGCCGCTGTAGGTGTAGGCTGAGTTACTGCGTCAGCTGTGGTAACCGGTTGTTCAACAGGTGTGTTGGCTTTAACAGCATCCACTTTTTCTTGACTTTTTTCTGGTAATGGCGGTGATACAAAAGTAGTAGGGTCAGTGATGTTGTTTACTCCACCGTTATGTCCAGGGTAAGGTTCG